CCTGCTAAGCATTTGAACACTCTGATGCAACAGATGGTGAACTTTTTGGGCATCACACAGAATGAGTGGGCAGGTGCAATGGCCTATAGCTCGTTTGATACTTATGTTGCACCGTTTGTTCGAGTAGATAACTTGACAGATAGAGAAATACGTCAGTGTATGCAGACCTTTGTGTTTGGTATCAATACACCCTCCCGATGGGGATCGCAGGCTCCATTCAGTAATATTACATTGGATTGGGCATGCCCAGCAGATCTCAAAGATATGCAAGCAATTGTTGGTGGTAAAGAGCAAAATTTTACCTATGGTGATTGTCAGCCAGAGATGGATCGTGTGAACAAAATCTTTATGGAAGTTATGCTTGAGGGAGATGCTAACGGTCGTGGGTATCAGTATCCTATTCCCACTTACAACATCACTAAGGACTTTAACTGGGAACATCCTAACTGTGAACTTTTGTTTAGTATGACTGCTAAGTATGGGACACCCTATTTCCAGAACTTTATCAACTCTGACTTGAATCCTTCTGACGTAAGAAGCATGTGCTGTCGCTTACAGCTCGATAAACGTGAGCTTCGTAAGCGTGGTGGTGGTCTTTTTGGTTCTGATGAGTTCACAGGATCTATCGGTGTAGTGACACTCAATCTCCCTCAGTTGGCATATCTTGCTAAACAGGAGACTTTGGACAAACCTGAGCTTACTGAATGGATGTTTAAGGAAAAAATTTGTGCCACTATGGAACTTGCCAAACAGAGTCTTGAGATTAAGCGGAAGAAACTAAATGAGTGGTTTGACCAAGGCATGTATCCTTACACCAAACGATACCTGCATATGAAGTTTAAGAATCACTTCAATACCATCGGACTTGTTGGAATGAACGAAGCCCTTTTGAATCTTATTGGTGAGGACATCACTTCAGAGTATGGAGCAATTCTAGCAGAAAAGGTGCTCCTCTATATGCGGGATATGCTTACCAAGTTTCAAGAAGAGACAGGGAATCTTTATAATCTGGAAGCTACTCCTGCTGAAAGTACCTCATATAGGCTCGCAAAGCATGATAAAGAGAACTATCCTGATATTATTGCAGCAGGAGAAGAGGATCCTTATTATACTAATAGTAGTCAACTCCCTGTAGGATTTACTACTGATGTGATAGACGCTCTCGATAGGCAGGAACCTCTCCAGACTAAATATACGGGTGGAACGGTGTTTCATGTTATGCTTGGAGAACGTATCTCAAATTGGAAATCTTGTATGGCATTAGTCAAGATGATGTGCTCACAGTATAAGATCCCATATTTCTCAATATCCCCCGTCTATTCCATTTGCTCTGAGCATGGCTATCTTGATGGGGAACAGTCTGTATGCCCTAAGTGTGGTAAAGAGACTGAGGTGTATGCTCGTATCGTGGGTTATTACCGTGCTGTGCGTAACTGGAACAAAGGTAAGAAATCTGAAAAGAAACAGCGTGTAGCATTTATTCCAAAGATTTAATCCAAACCCGCTTGACAAGGGTACCTACTTCGTGGTAGAATGTCCTTGTTGAGTGATTCTAAGGAGGTATGAATGTATGAAGTTAAGTATTGTCCCTATTGTGGCTCTCTGGAAATAGAGTTCGTAGGGGTGACTGGATTTGGTAGTAGATATCTATGCAAGAAATGCAAGCATAGATTTGTTATAATGTAATTCTAAGGAGGTATGGGTATGATAGAAGTGGAATTGAGAAAGAACAAAGAAAGCAAGTTTGTAGTAGCTATTCTGGGTTTTTATGACGACATAGAGAATGAAGATCTTCGTAAGGCTGTCTATTATGTAGGTGTTAGGGATAGATTTCCACGTATACAAGCTGAGGCTCTTGCGTTTGATGATGAGGAAGCAGCTGTTAAAAAAGGAACAGAGGTGTACAACAATATACTAGAAGGTAGGGCAGCAGAGCAGGCTAGAAAGGCTTGGCGAAGACATATTGCCCCATAGTTTCTTCTGGGGATAGTAGCTCAGATGGTTAGCAAGCAAGCGCCTTATAAGCGAGAGGTCGGTGGTTCAAGTCCACCCTATCCCATATTTTATTTTATAAGGAGTGTAACTAATGCAACTGTACTTTAAGAAACTGTATCCAGAATCTATTCTGCCTACGTTCGGACATGATGACATTAACAATGCTGGGTTTGATTTCTACTCCCTCCACGACATCACCATCGCCCCGCATGGCTTCGCCATTATAGGCACGGGTGTAGCGTGGGATGGGATGCAGGCTACAGGAGACTTCTGTACACCTTCTGAGAAATGCTATATTGAAGTTCGTGCCCGTTCTGGTCTTGTATTTAAGGACAACATAGAAGGAACTTGTGCCGGCATTATCGATTCTGGTTTTTCTGGGGAAATTAAATACAAGGTTTTCAATAAGAATGAATTTCCGTTTATTATTAAAAAAGGAGATAGGTTTGCTCAAGGTATCTTTCATGTAGAACCTTTGTTTGACATTGAAGAAACTACCACTATAGAAGAAACCTCTCGTGGAGACCAAGGTTTCGGGAGTTCTGGTAAATGATGGATAGAACCATGTGTACAGACAATGCGTGCCCTTATAATGGCATGTGCATGCGTTGGTCTACTTCTAGTAATGTAGAATGGCGCTTCACAGAGACTCCTCGTAAGGGAGATAGATGTGATATGTTCTGGGGTAGGAATCAACAGAACATTATGGATAAGTTGGAAAGCATTGTAAAAGGAGAAGAGAAATGAGATTCAAAGTAGGGGATAAAGTACAAGCCAAGAGCAAAGAATGGTATTACAAGAATAAGAACAGTTATGGGCTTGTAAGTGAGTCAAATGCTCACTATGCGTTTATTCCAGAGATGGCAGGCTTATGTGGAGAAACCCTTACTATTAGTGATGTGGAAACTCTTTCTGATTCCTATAGAGTAGAGGAGAGTACATTTAAGTGGACTGATTCTATGTTAGAAGATGTAGTAGCTAGTTCCTTAATAAAGGGAAATACTCCTTTTTCTACAGGGGAACTTAAAGCTAATGCAGATGCTCTCTTTGCTATTAAGTCAGAAGAGGCCTCAAAATTGCCTCTGTATTCGGACACGCAGCAGGATATGCAGCACGTTCTTGACTCTATGAAGGATCTCCTTGTTTACAAGAATAATAAGTACGGTAACTCTGCTCTGGAGCCTATGGATGTGTTTACCAGACACGTATGTGACCAGAATACTGCGGGGCTTAACTCTATCCTCGTGCGTCTTGATGATAAACTTAAGCGTATTCAGAATGCAGAAGAGCTTCGTAAAAACGATTGCTCAGATTTAATCGGGTATCTCACACTTCTTTGTGTAGATCAGGAATGGACAGACTTCTCTGAGTTTAAGGACTGATATGATAACACTCCGAATTCTTAATGAAGAACCACTTGAGGATCTTAGGGAAGCCATCGCTACTGCAATAGGCAAAGATCGCCTCAAGGATTGGAAGCCAACTGATAGTATCCACAAGGATCTTTTTAGGTACTATGCAGAGCTTTTCATTGCAAACCACAGTATTGTCCGTTCTGTGCATTTCCGTATCAAGATAGACAATGCTCGAAAGGATGTCACTCGGCAGCTCCTTCGCGCAACCAAGGGGCATCCACAGCCCTTCGTTGAATCAAGTAGGCCGGATTGGACAGGTGTTGCTCGGGATGAAAATGCTACTAATAGGTTTACTTGGGATCATACCCCCGAATCTTTTATAGCTATGACGCAGCAGAGACTTTGTTTTAGAGCTATGAAAGAAACTAGGCAAGAAATGCTTGACATTATTCAGGCTATGTGGGATAGTGGGGAGCCTTTGCTGGAAGCAGTTGCGTTTTGTTCAGTCCCTTCCTGTGTGTTTCAGATGGGATGTCCAGAAGGAAAACAGTGTTGCCATTGGATTGATGACGGATTAGATGTTATTCCTATGGATCTTTGGAGACGTAGAGAATGGTTTAACGAGTGGCGTAAGGAGGTACAGAAATGAAGAAAGCAGTATCAGAATTGGTGAACAAGATCGAGAATGGTTATGGAGACAAGCAGTTTGAGGTGTTGTCTATTGCAAAGACTGCAGAGACAGGTAACTATACTGTCGAAGTCAAAGAAATCTCTGTAGAGGAAGATAAATGAGGGAGTTTAAGAAAGGTGATCTTGTAGAATACACGGGAGAAACTGAGTATGGTCTTGTCTATGGGATGAAGGGAGGTGTGCTTGGTTATCCCAAAAAGGGTGAAACTAATCCCGGTGTATCTTTTGTCCGTGGCAATATGGATGTAGTTGTTGCCTTCCCTGATACAGTAAGGAATACTTGGGACTGCAACGGGATTGCTCCAGATGGGAACGGGCTTTATATCAGGGAATGTTACCTGAAGAAGGTGAAGGAGAAATAGATGAAAAGTGTAGAAGATATTGTGTGGCTTGCATCAGTTGCTATTGGAAAGAATCTGGATTATGAGACTTTCAAAGATAGTGATTACTGTTCTAGTGACAGAGAATTAGCAGATGAAGTTTGGATTTACGTAGATGAGTGCAGAGAAATTGGAACCAAGGCTTTTAAGGAAAAGTACGTTGGTGATGGGTATAAGTTCTTTCCAATTTAAGGAGGCTAAATGAAGGATTTTGGTGTGGATCCCAAGGCAGATTCAGAGATTGACAAGAATCACCTTGAGGATGAATGCGTTCTGCGTCCGCAAATGTACTACTTCTATGCTATGCAGCTTGCAGAGGCAAGGAATGAACTGGATGTAGCTAAGAGTAATCTTGATGCTACTACTGCTCGTAGGAGTGCTGTCTACTATAAGGAACCTGTTCCCGGTATCAAAACTACTGCAGATGGTATGAAGGTGATGGTAGACAATGACACAGAAGTACAGGAGGCTAAAGATGTCGTAGATAAAAAACAGGCAGCAGTGGGGGTGCTTTATGCACAAGTAAACACGGTAGAGATGTCAAAAGGTTGTTTAGACAACTTGGTGAAATTGTCTTTGGCACGTTACTATAACGAAAGCGAAACAGATACATCAGGACAGACACGACTCAAAGATACGATGAAACGATAAGGAGACAAGAATATGGCATATGATTTTAGCAATCGCAGAGAGATTAAGAGTTCTAGTGGCGGGTTTACTAATGCACTTGACCTGAGTGGCCTTGCAAAGAAACCCGAGTTTTTCAAGCTCAAGGCTGGGCCGAATAAGTTTGACATTCTCCCCTATGAGATTTCGTCGAACTTCCACCCACTTGTAGCATCTAAGGCGCTTTCCAAAGGGGATCCTGACTACAACCTGACGTTGTGGGTACATACCGATGTAGGCCCGAGTAAGGCCAAGTATGTTTGCCCCAATAAGAACTATGGAAAGCCCTGCCCCATCTGTGAAGCCCAGAGTAAGGCTAAGGAGAATGGGGATAAGGATACTGCTGATGTACTCTTTCCGAAGCGTCGTGTGTACTACAATATCGTAGACGCTATGGATCGTGAAAAGGGTGTTCAGCTCTTTGAGACCAACGTAAAGTATTTCCAGAAGCCCCTTGAAGTGGCAGATGAAGATGCTCGTAAAGACCCCGATCAGGAAGGGTACACATTCTTCGCGGATCCTAAAGATGGTGGCCGCTCTATCAAGGTTTCTGGCTCTGCTGAGAAGTTTGCTGGGCATGACTTTGTTCAGGCTACCAATATCTCCTTTGCCAAGCGCCGTGATGGAATTGAAGAGCTTCTTGATGAGGTGATCCCTCTTGACAAGTGCATCAAGCTCCTTTCCTATGAGGAACTGGAATCTGCTTTCATGGGTGGCATTGACGAAGATATCGAGGACGAAAAGCCCGAAGAGAAACCTACTAAGAAAGCCCCTCCTGTAGAGGAAGAGGACGCGCCTGCTAAGAAAGAAGTCAAGGACGATGGATGCCCGAATGGGCACAAGTTCGGTAAGGATTGGGGTGAGTGCAAGGAGTGTGATGATTGCTCCACTGATACTTACAAGGCTTGTCGCAAGGCTTCCCGCGAATAAGGGGGATAGCCCGTGGGTATAAAAGCCTACGGGCTTATTTCGTAGAAATAGGAGTAGTTATGGGTAGGCCAAAAGGAAGTGGACAAGTTTCTCTTGTCGGAAAACAATTTAATAGGCAGGAAATAATAGATCAAGAGTTTCGTGATATTGTTGGAAAGAAAGTAAAGTTTGTAAAAATAAAGTGCCACTGTGGTAGTGAACGATGGCTTAGGTTCTCTAATTCTGTATTAGGGTCCAATTCATGTGGATGTCTTCTATCAGAACTAGTCTCCGAACACAAGAAGAAACATGGTGGATGTGGTACAAGGTTATACATTATATGGAAGAATATGCGTACTCGTTGCAATGATCCCAGTAATCATGACTTTAAGCACTATGGTGGTAGAGGTATAACCATTTGCCAAGAATGGCAACATGATTTTACACCATTCCAGAAATGGGCAGAAGAGACTGGGTATAATGACTCCTTAACTATAGACCGTATAAATGTTAATGGAAACTACTACCCAGAGAACTGTAGATGGGCGACTACTAAGCAGCAGAGTAGAAACTTACGAAAGACTGTGTATATGACACTAGATGGAGCTACGAAATCTATGCAGGACTGGTGCGATGAGCTTCACTTGAATAGTTCTATGATAGAGGCACGAAGGCTCCTTGGTTGGAGTGATGAAGACTGTCTACTATACAAAAAGAATGGGCGCTATAAAATAAAAGATGCAGGTGAGGCAGTTTAATGACAGACAAGGAGTTAAAGAATTTAAGGAGTTCACAGATGACGGAGAAAACAAGCAATAGAAAGAAACCTGTCTACTTTACAACAAATTCAACTTTGATGGATCTCGTAGTAGGCGGGGGTGAGAAAATCGGGTATGGCTTCGGCTATATGAGTGGATCTGTAATCCGTGACCATGCTGGAGAAGGATCCTCGAAATCATTCAAGGCAGTAGAATGTATTGCAGCGAACTACCATAAGTATAAAGACAAGTTCCGGTGGCGTTACATTGACGTGGAGCGCGGAAATACTATTGATACAGAAGCTCTCTACGGAGTAGACATCTTTTCTGCAGACCATATTCCTTCTGATAAGCATCCCGTGGCTACGGTGGAACAATGGCAATGTGATATTACTTCATGGCTCAATGGCATTAAGGAAGACGAGTGTGGTATTTATGTACTTGATTCTCTGGATGCTCTTTCTTCTCAGGAACTTGAGGAACGCAAGGAAGAACGTCTCAAAGCCTATGAGAAAGGTAAAGATTACGATCAGGGGAGTTTCTTAGGAAGTTCTGCTAAGTTTCTTAGTCAGGAATTCTTTCGTGGGTTGACTGCAAAATTAGAAGAGAAGAACTGCATTCTATACATTATCAATCAGGAAAGAGATAATATGAATGCAGGTCTATATGGCAAGAAGTATCGTATAGGTGGTGGCAGAGCAGTTGGTTTCTATGAATCTGTTAGGGTTCAGAGCAAGCTTAAAAATAAGATGGAGAAGGAGGGCCGCGCAGTTTCTGCTCTTATTGAAATTACTGCAGAGAAAACTAGGCATCCCCGTCCTTATCGCTCCTGCTTTATCACCCTTATTTTTACATATGGCGTAGACTCTCTTTATGATGAACTGTGCTTTCTATTTGACTGTCGTTCTGAAAAGACGGGGGAGCTTCTTAAGACTGCTGAAAAAATAGTCTATAAAGAAGATGTGAAACCCATGACCTTGGACGAGCTTGTTGAGTATGTTTATAAAAATAAGCTCAGGAAAGAGGTAAAGGAATCTGTCATAGCAAAGTGGGAAGCCATTGAAGATTCCATTGCTATCAAACGCCCAGCCAAGTTTGCTGACGAGGAGGACTAAATGATAGGATGTGAGGTTTGTGCTGAAGAGTATGAAGATGATGAAGAGGGCATGAATGTTGATAGGTACATTTCTGATATGATGGAACGGGATAAGATATTCATCGAGGCAGAATATCAGTTAGGGTGTATCTCTATGGAGACCCGAGATTATACTACTGAGTTCATCAATAAGTATCTTGAAGCACTAGATGCCTAGAGTTAAGAAAGAAATTCTCCCCCCAGAACATTGTACTTCTGTAACGGATTATGAAAAGAGTAAATATTGGGCAGCTAAGTCTAAAAAGCTATTGGAGCCGAAAGACTTAGTATGCCCCGTTTGCGGTCGAAAGCGGTGGCTATGGATGCCAAGAAAAAAGAAGTGGAAGTGTATTCGCTTTGTGTCACATCACATCGAATATAGCCACTGTCCGAATGAACAAGAAAAAGACATATTAATCATTTGCTGGCAATGTCATGATTTCTTCCACTTGCTATTGCGTCTGGAAAAGTGGGGTGGCGTGTTTGCTGAACTAGGGCAAATAGCTAGAAGGGTCTTTAAGTACGACGGAATTCAGACTTTTAAACCTTGGTAGCTATTGACAAGAATTAGTTTTTATGATAATATACCCTATAAGGTTTTATATGAAAATATGCCTTGTAGGGTATATTTCTATTCAGGAGGTATGCATGGACGAACAATGGCTAGAGAAACTTAGAACTCTATTGAAAGCGACAGGACTTAAAAACATAGACGCCTTTTTAGGCTGTGCTGATATTCCTGCCTATGAAGAAGTGGGGAAATCTATCCAACTAGAGATGGAAGATGCATGGAAGTATAGGCAACTACAATAGGAGTAAAAATTGGACGACCAAGAACTAAAACGTAGAATCTTAGAGCTGTTGGCTGCTGGTGATCTTACGAAGCAGCAGATTAAAGATACACTATGGGTAAAAAGTGAAAAGACACTAAATCTCCTCTTGAAAGAGCTACAAGTGGATAATTTGATCTATAGGCACGGTGCTATTTATAGTATTGTCAAACCCATAGAGAAGCCTAAGAAACCAGTTACTAAAAAGGTAGCACCTAAATCCAGTTTCTTAGTAGAAGATTTACTGCGCATAATGTTTGCTATTGTAGGTGTTGGAACTACTATAGTTGGCATCAGAAATACCGCAGTTTTCACAGCAACAGTATTTCCAGTACCATTTTGTTACATCCTTTCTGGTGTTATAGCCCTATTTATGATTGGAGCTATCCCTGCTGTTATCTATCTTTGGAGTCACAATAGAAAACCATCTGCTTGTGTACTTACTCCTATCTGGCTTGTTGTAACACTGTTTTCTATGTTTTGTACTATAGAGGGTATGTATTCTATTCAGAAAGACAACTTTATTGAGTCAGAAACCATTTCTAATATTGACACAACTAATGAATCTCTGTATAATGAGTATGAAAAACAGGCGAAATCTATTCGGGGTCTTATAGATGCTAAACAGATTACTTTGGACAGGTATAATAAAGAGATTGTAGGTTATGATACACAGGAAGAAATACAAGCTGATTTGAAGAACTACAATAGACTTGCTACTAATATATCTGCTGCTGAGAAGTTTATTCAGGGGCAGACGGTAGAACTAACTAAAGTGTCAGAGAAGAAAACAGCTTTGCTTAGTAAGCAAGAAGGTAAAAAAATTGTAGTCAAGAGCTTCTACGAGCGTATTGAGGCTATGAGCGGGATTAATGCATTTCTATTGCAGTTTATAGTGAGTTGCTTTGCAGCAATTATATTGGATATATTGGGGCCAATCTCTATGAGTTTGGCTATGTATTTGAAAAAGGAGTAGGGTATGGAAGATAATTTTTATTGGATTAATGGGGATGGAGAGGCTGATCATTGCAATGCTTCGTACATGCTGAAATCGGATTTGAGACAGCATGATGAACGTATACGAAAGGCGATTGCTGAAAAGGTTCGTAATTATTTGTATGACAAATGGTTCACACTTAATGGTGTAAAAATAATGCTCCCTTTGGGAGAACTAGAGATAATTACCAAACTCATTACGGATGAGGATAACAATGTTTCACACAGATCAAGAAGCAATAGACTTCCTTGTAAGCAAGGGATGGACACTCAGTCACCAGTTTAACTTCTTCTCTCCAAAACCCTATGGGGAATGTTCTCACGAAGAGAAGTTAGCTATACTATATCTTTTGAATGAATATGATTTTTCGTATGGAGGGAAAATATGAAGTATTTCGTTAGTTATTTTATGGCCTTTAAGGATAGAACACAGGCATATGGAAATACAATATATGAGAAGCAACATCCTATGTCCAGTGAAGAAGACATTCGTGCTATAGAAGAAGATATCGAGATGAGAAATGAAGCACTCAGTGTGACTCTGATTAACTGGCGACGGCTTGAGGACTCAGAATAATGCTTAAACAAATCGAGTTATTTAATTATGAATCACACGTACATAGTGTTATAGACCTCTCAGAAGGTATCAATATCTTCTCAGGGGCTTCTGGACAAGGTAAGTCCTCTATCCGTCGTGCTATCATGTGGTGTATGACTAATAAGCCTAATGGTGACGCTATGGTGTCTTGGAGCGCGTTCGACGCTAAAGGAAACCAGAAAGAGCCTTGCCGTGTTATTCTCACCTTTGATGATCTTGTTATAGAGCGTCAGAAAGGGCCAAAGCTTAATGGATACATAATAAACAATGATGACAAACATCCGTTAGAAGCTGTTGGAGTATCCTTACCAGAACAGGTTTCCTCCTTACTTAATGTAAATGATATTAACTATGAAGACCAACTGGGAGCACCATTTCTCCTCTCTGAGTCCTCTGGTGAAGTTGCTCGATACCTTAACCGCATTGTAAACCTTGATGAGGCAGATAGATTCCAATCCGAGGTAGAAAGCAAACGGCAGAAGTGCAACAAAGACATTGCGCTTACAGAAGGGTCGATCAAACGACTGTCTGAGAGCGTAGAGTCTCTTGCATGGCTGGATAAGGCAGACCAGCTCATAGGGCAGATAGAATCAAAAGATACTATCATAGAAGGTAAGGAAACCACTATAAGCAGTATCAAGCAGTCTATTACTGACTATGAAGAACTGTCTCGAAAAATGGATAGTTATCGAGGCGTCCCTGAGAAGGCTACCGCTCTTATCAAGAAGATTGAGTCTTTTGATATAGAGGATAAGATTAAAGAGAAACAGGCGCTTTTTGACAGTTTGTTGCATTATAAGACCTATCTAAAAGAAGCTGGGCTTGGTGATACTATTGATGAAGCAGAACGGAAGGTACGAAAGATAGGCAAGCTCAATGATATTATTACTGATGCTCAAAAAGATCTTGACAGTCTAAAGACTTCTCTGATACAATACAAGAAGCTCAAAGAAGATTGGCTTGCTAATGAGAAAGAACTGGATGTGGCTGAGGCAGAAATGAAACTGAGTTGTGTATGCCCAGTAACCGGAAAAAGCTGCAATCGATTAGAAACGTCTGTAGCGTTTTAAGGAAGGCAATATGTCTAAAAGAGTTCAGAAAAACGAGGCACTGAGATTACTTACTACGTGTATGCAGAAATGTATAGCCAGTAAAGAAGCTATTATGATAGTTAATGTAGAATATGGGTATAAAGATCCTCCTATAGGAGAATATCTTGTATCTATGCCAAAACCTGATGGGCACACCAAAATAACAATAGAGCTGGATTGTTATGATGAAACTTCTGAGGGGTACTATAAATAATGTCTAAATTTATCCTATCGTCGGATCAGCATATGCGCGGGGATCGTCCTATATGCAGGACAGAAACAGAAGAAGAATGGCTTGAGTTTCAAGCAACTAGACTCAATGAAGTTGTCTCCATAGCTAATGAACATAAGGCAGAACTTATTCTTGGTGGAGATATGTTCGACATTCCAAACTGTCCTTCTTATGTGGTGGCTACTGTCATAAATGCTCTTCTTAGTATGAAGAAGCCTTGTCATATTCTAGCAGGCAATCACGAGTTACCTTATAGGCGTTTTGCTAACGTAGGAACTTCCAGTATAGGTATTCTCAAGGCTATAGCAGGGGATAATACAGGGATACTTAGATTCTACACACCTAAAGAGCAGCTTATAGAAGGGCGTTTTCAGCACTCCCATCAAGCCATACCCAACATCTCCGTCGTACATACCTTGTCATTTCCAACAAGCGATGATATTCCGTTTAACGCTAAGGCAACTACAGCAGAAGAGCTTTGCAAAGAGTATCCGACTAAATATGTTCTAGTTGGGGATCTTCATGAAACTTATCATGTTCAGATAGGCGAACAGCATGTATTTTCATCTGGCGCTCTCACACAGCAAACAGTCAAGGAACGAGACGCTAATCCCGGTGTCTGGTACATAGATACTGACAAAGAGGAATTCGAGTTTATTGAAGTGTACCACGATGCCTCTAAGATATCTGATGAGCATCTCCTCCGTAAACGTGAGCGTGTAGCTGAGATAGAGTCTGTACTGGAAGCAATGAAGTCAGGGAAAACTGACGTTTCTCTTGACTATATTAAGAATCTCTATTACTATGTAGAGCATAACAAAGTCTCTGAAGGGGCTATCGAGATCATAGACGAAATAAAGGAAGGTATAGAGTGAATGAATTTGGCAAGTTGTTTCGGTATTTTTCAGATGCATCTTGCTCAAATAATGATAGGCTGTTGTTCAATGCTGTTAGTGCGCTAATTACTATTGCAGAAAGACAACAGGAAGAGATTGAAGCACTCAAAAAGGAGATAGGAAATGAAAATTGATTGGGCTAAACTGGACAAAGAAATCATGTATCTTATGGGAACTTGCATCGCTGTGTGTATCGGGCTTGCACTTGTATGTGGTGCCGGATGGCTTCTGGTGTTTGCTGGGAAGGCATTCCTGACTATTCTGGGGGTTATGTAATGGACACAAAGACGTTTGAATCAATTAAGACTAAGGTAGACACCCTCAAGCAGAGACGGGCTAAAGCTGAAGGTGCTATTGAATCCATTGAAGGTGATTGGCTCAAGAATTACAAGACTAAAAACATCAAGGAACTTGAGGCTAAACTGGCTGAAATGGAAGAAGACGTGGAGGCCGATACTGCAGATAGGGACAAGGTATTTGAAGAGCTTAAAGGACTCCACACATGGCAGTTCGTATAGCTCAGTATAAAGACTTCACCACAAGGAAGCTTGGAGAGCGTTCTCTGCTCCAGAAGCAACTTGCAGAAGCACAAGAGCATCATATTTATCTCAAGGCACGAGCTTTGTCTATCATAGAAGCCCAGACTATTATCCAGAAGATAGCGGTAGAGACACAGACACAGCTACGCTTCAAGATAGAGGATATAGTCAACAAGATCCTTGAGACCACCTTCCCAGAATATTCTTTTGAACTAGAGTATGAAGTTAAGCGTGGTAAGAGTGAGGCAAACCTTAAATTCTACAAGGGAACTCATCAGGTAGATCTCATGGACGGATGCGGTGGGGGAAATGTAGATTGTGCTTGCATAGCTTTAAGACTAGCAATATGGAGTTTATCAGATACACGCTCATTACTTATACTAGATGAAGCTACAAAACACCTAAGTGCAGATGATACACCTAGATTTGCTTATATATTCTCCGCTATAGTCAATGAACTTGGGATACAGGTTATAATGCCAACCCACTCTGATGCAATCAGGGAAGTTGCTGATACCTGTTATGATGTGTGGCTTAAAGGACAAGTATCACAGGTACAGAAACAATGAAAGGCAAGGTTGTAGAGTATGCAGGAAACTATGGGCAAACACAGTATGTTCTTGTGCCTATACCTAAAAACCCTCCTACTATTACTGATAAATGGGGGTGGAAGTGGCTATATTTGGGTGTATTAGAAGGTTTTGAAGATGAGTTCATTAGAGTAGCAAAAGCTGATAAAAATGGCCTAGTGGATATTGTCACACTAGGCATCATTAGAAAAGATAGCTTCCCAGAACTTATCTAGTTGGCTTCTTGCTTTACAGGGGGGGGGTCTTCTTCTTGAATACTTGCAAGAATAATTTGCACGGCAGAAAGATTTTGTATTCCTCCAGATTTTAAGGCTATATCACAAAGGCCTTGGAGAGCATCCCTTGCTTCTTTGTCTACAATAAATTTCATAGTATCTCCTTATTAGTATACAACTTTAACCGCTTCACCTGTTCTATAAAATGCTCCAGCATTAAGCCCTGCCGCAATTGCAGTAGCATTATTTGTGTATTCTGCAAGTCCAACAACTTGGAGTGCTGCTGTTGGTGCAGTTGTTCCAATTCCTACTCTGCCATTATTATTGATATGCATAGCAGAAATGAATGTTTGAGTAGCACCAGCAGACACGGATGGGGCAACTTGAAATTCAATTTGTCCTGTACCTTGTAATATTGAACTTGCAGCACCAGTACCTATTGCTTTACTTGTTCCATTATAATATGTATTGTTTGCCCAAGCTGTCTGACCATATCCTGTTCCAGACCAGCCAGTACCATTATGACTTCCCAATATAGTACCACAACCAAGTAGATCTATTACTCTATAATTACTATCCCATGTTCCACAAGAGGAATCACCTAATGTTAATGAACAAGTAGGACTCGTCGTCCCAACACCTACCGTGCCAGTAAATATACCAGTCATAGCACGCAAATTTGCAGGTAGTGTTACGTTTCCTGATAAATCAACGCTAGCACTACTCAAATTAGTTATGGTAGTTATTAGTTGACTACCTGTATGATTTGATCTACTGAAGGCATCACCACCAATTGACTGAGGATCATACACTGATTGCAACATATTTCCAATGGAAGCTATCCCAGAATTAACCCAGATAGAATTACTTACCGCCCATATTGTACTAGTTTCTGAATTCCATGCACTCCATCCAGCAGAGGGTGCTCCATATGCTGCAAGAATTGCAGCCTTATTTACAAATACTCCCTTAAAAGAATCTGTCAAATTCCCCAACTTTATTTTTTCAGCAGATGTGTATGAAGCTTCAGTAGTATCGAGTATAAGTTTATTGGCATGAGAGTGTGTATTGGAAATCGCTATTGCTAAATTTTGCTTTTGTGCAAACGTCATGCCTTCTTTCGCCGAAGCCCAGATACTCATTTGCTCCCCCAAATAGACACATTAGTTGATACTGAGGTTATATTTGTTACTTTTATATAACAAACTGCATCACAAATATCTAAAGATGCAGCACTAACTGATGCATTAGCCCATTCAAGCCAATTATTATTATCATTTGAAGTGTGTATTGTGGCTGTTCCTGATGTCGGAACAATTTCTACAGTAAATTTACTATAGGGCATTTTAGTGGAATATACTGTAGAGGTTGAAACCCCTACTACAGTATCAGTAATAAGTACATTTTGTTCACTATTAAGGTATTCTGAGGTCATATGCTTCTCCTTATTTTATTAATGCAACTAAGACAGTAGTTGCTATACTTACTACGCTAACACCCCCCAGACACCACATTATTTTCTCATTTCGTTTCTGAGAGGTTAACAATGTTTGATACGATTTGTTCAAGTTCAGTAAGGTCTGTTCGGTCTGACTTTGCTCTGTCTTCTGCTTCTCGAAGGAGTTTTTCTCTGTCTGAAACTCTAGCTTCTCTTGCTGCAATGAGGTCTTCTCGCTGTTTAAGTTCTCCTGATCTTTCAGCAAGGTAGCTTCGCGTAAGTTCAACGATTCGACTAATCTCACCACTATATTCTGTGCTAGTTTGGCTTGGCTGTTTAATTGCTGTAAGACGACCTGTGAGGAATCCTCCTCCGAATAGCAGAGTAATGGTAAACAGAGAACCGCCAAGATACATAAGTATTTTTTGCACACTATTTTTCCTCTGTTTTCTTGAACAGGAACTTCTGCATAATGCTTTCATAACCAAGCTGAGAGACAGCAAGGATACCAAGGAAGTTCCACAGGATAACAGTGCCTCCACCAGCATAGGCAGCCGCAAAAGACAATCCAGCGGAAATAATACCGTAGATCCATTTATGGGGGGATTTGAGTTTAATGAAGGATTTGATCCATTGGGTGAGTCCGGCGACTATAAGTGCACCGGCTATCCAGAGAGCAACACAAGAAAATAAGTCGAACATATAGCCTCCAAGTGTATACTAAACCATACACCTTAGAGACTATTTGTCAAGAACCCTCATACAAGGGAGGTTATTGTTACCTTGGTATTAGGTGAAGCACTGCGGACATTATATCTCTCTAACTCGGGTATAATATGATAGCCTTCATATCCATCAGTGTTCTGAAGGTCTATCTTGATGCCATCATACCCAAGGTCATCATTGATAATATATATGTTTTGACTAGCTCTACTGGCGCACCCCAAATCATTAGTACTGTAGGAATTACCTCCGCAGAGAGATGCAGAACGGCTCACTATATCTCCTACTGCTGCACTATGAATATGTCCACAGAGAGCCATGTGTATAGGAATGCCTCGTAGAGTATAGTTCTGGACTATCTTAGGAAGGGATCTATCGGGGGAATTCTTGAAGAATGTACCGTGAGTCAGTAGAACATTGAAACCGTTAGGGAGTTTTACTACATCGTTTACATGATTATGTAGTTCTGGAAATGAAACGGGCCTACCAGTGAACAGCATCTTTAGTTGTTCATATATCATATAGTCCCAGTTATTTGATGCAAGTATATCGGATGTGTCAAAATCGTTCTCCCCCAACCGAGTCTCATTTCCGACAACACCAGCAAACGCTACGGAGAAGTCTTTAGATAAATCAATAATAGCTTGCTGAATAAGGTATGTGGTAAGAAGGGCTGCACGCACTTGTGAGGTTGCAGACGCCAGTTTCTCGGATAAGCGGCGGTCACTGTTTATCCAGTCCCCTGTTCCTGCTACAAGAATATGCGTTATGCCCTGCGCCTTAAATACACACTTAGCCTTATCCACAAACTTTTGCAATCGCTTTGCAAATACTAGGAAATCAAAACTATTACCATTAGACTCGGTTGGTTCTATGATTTCATTGCAGTGTATGTCGCTCAGCTGAAGAATTCCCCATTTAGGTTTGTCTTCAGGAATTCTAACAATGGGATCTAGTTTGAAATCCGCTAGTGGACAAGACTTTAGTAGTGTTGTATACTCTCTATAGACTTCATCAAGAGAATTATAGAGCCTATATGACTCTCGGTTCTCTTTCTTAATGACTGTGTTAATATCAGTTAGACGTTGCTTCTGTGCAGAGAGTTTGACCAAGTCGTCAGTAACTTCTTCTTCGGTTTCCTCATAAGAGGCCACCGCAAGGTATTCCTTCAGCTTACTCTCTGATATATGAAAGTGCTGACATGCTTCTTTCTTACCATATTTGCTCACATAATCGGCTTTTATAAGGGCATTTTCACGTTTAATCAAGGTATCTCCTATTGAGTAAATAATAAAAAACCTACCATATTTCGGTAGGTTTGTCAAGGGGTCTTATACTACAAATGATTCAATGCTTCTATATATATATTCACATTTTTGCCAATGTCTGCATATATTCCTCAGGAGAATGACCAGATAACCAACGTAAGAGACTGCATCCAATTGGCCTTTTAGCTTTACCAGTAGTTAAAGTCTCCTTTCCAATATGTCTAAAATACCAACCAGCAAACGGAACATGTTTTACTATATCCCATTTATTATTGATTCTATGAAATTGTGTAAACCATTTACCTAATGATTTTGCCGTTTTCCTATCAAAATAACGTGGGGTAGCAAAGGCATAGGAATTTGGCTCCTTACCCATTCTTGCTACATAATTCAGATGTGCTGCTGCAGCTAATGCAGAACCTTCTGAATACCCATCTATTTCTGAATAAGAAAGTTTTTCTATATCAGACCTTATAGATAACCAAAGGGCAGCAAATCCAGCATGTGCAATAACAGTAATACCATGCTCATCATATGTGACTTTTGCAGCAAAAAGATTAAAGAACCAATCTGACACACCATGAGTGCATTGAAAATAAAGAACTCCATCTACAACTTTATACTGTACATTAAGTCCTCCTGTTACCCAGCCTTCACCTGTAACTATCTTATACTTTTCCGCTAACATACATGCTTCCTCCTCTATTATATTTCAACTAACTCAGTAGGAACAAGATCCCCTTGTTTTACACCATTGTCGTCAAATAGTTTACCTAGTGCAACTAAATCAGCATCCTTAATGACAATACATCCAGCAGACCATGCGACGCGAGTATCAACTCCTGCAGGACTGGTTGAATTTAGTTTTTCCCAATCATGAACAAGCCACCGTGCTGGATCCTTATTTGTAATAGAGTAACCATTAATTTTATCACCAGCTAATGTGATAGCAGAAACAATTTCATGGATCCTTCCATAATGTTGCCTTCCCGGAACAAATGCTCGAATATAGAATTTTCCGGGCGCAATGGTACTGGTATACTTTACACCTTCGTCTAATCCTTCAAGATTTGAAACGGTCTGTGCATTAAAAATAGCAATAGGCAAATTATCTTTTAATACCTGAAATGTATCTAGGGAATTATTAGCATCATTATTGTGCCAATCAGCTTGTACTGATGGATCTCGTTTATAATGATGCGATATAGCTTTTCTAACAATTTTAATCTGTAACATATGGTATCTCCTATCGAATAAATAATTAAAAACCTACCATAAATAGGTAGGTTTGTCAAGGGGGCTTATACAACTTCTATCATAATAACATCGCCTTGTGCTTGATAATTTTTAAGTTGTGTCACAAACCACAATAGATCATCCTTATTTAGTAATTTTATACATCCTTGAGTAGAGGTACTTGTAGAAAAATGTAATCCATATCCTTTATCCTTAGTCATATTAGCAGTGGCTTTTTTATAGCATTTATTTTCATCTAGTTCCCAGATGGGCAAATATTGCCACGCCGAGGTAGGGGTAAAATACGGTGCAAGATAGGGGTCAGTTCTTGTATCTGGTTTACCCACCGACCAAATTCCTTTCGGGAATTGTCTAGGCTGAATAGGTTTATTATCAGGTATGGAATATACTACTTGATCTGATTTTCTCCACCCGTTTACTTCATTTCGTACTATACATGCTATAGGGATTTCTCTATCGAACATATGTAGAATACCTTTAGCCAGATCCGCTGTTACAGTTCGCGTCATTTAGTTACCTCCACAGTTTCTACGCAATGTCTAAGTTCATCTATTCCTCTAAGAATAATGGGACGAGAAAATGCCAAAATGACAACACATATTACTATAAGAACTCCTATTGATACTGTTTTCAGTATTCTAGCCATAAGTTTATTAATAGCATTATCAAACATATCTGGTATTTCGTTCTTTATAGATTGTATATCATCTTTCATCTCTTTCTTAAAGTCTATGAAATCTTGTGACATAGTATTCATCCTGTTGCCTAAATTTTGTATCATAGACTCATGCTCAATATCCTTATTAGTTTGTATAATACTAGCTTCTTTAACGTCAAGATTTGTCTTACATAATTGAAATTCTAATTTTTTTATCTCGTGGCAATCTTCACATAATTCAGGCATATTCAGGCTCCTTTATAAGTTTGGCGCAACAGCTAGTATTTTAATGCCACCAAAATTGGCGCCAATACATGCCATTAGACCATATCCTAAAGGAATTGCTCTATGAGGCATATCTATAGTACTAGAAGATAAGCCTCGAAATTCCTCAGAATCAAACCTTGTGGCAGAAATACCTCTCCATATAGTAATACTTGTTCTATCGTTAATCGTGTCAAATTGAAATATTCCATTACCATATATGCTGCACCTAGCACAACGATTATTATAAATATTATTATAATAGCCTAGTGTCATAACTTGTGTGAATGTATCTATCTTCACTATAAAATTATTTAACAATACAATACTTTCTGATTTCGTAATTCCCTCATCCCGGAAATAGTTAGTTTGTAATAATTGATTTTGCCAACCCGGATCATATCCCGTTGGATGAGAAAGAGTATATAATAATGTTAAAGAAGAATCGCTTGTTTTATACCCATATAACCGCATTTCGTTTGTGTGTGTAGTCGATGTGCTTACAAGCACATCGACTACATATAGGGTACTATAAATAGATATAGTAGATGCTGGGCATGAAAGTACGCTGTTTACATTTACTGGGAATACCAATGTCGATAGCAATGTCATTGTTCCCGCTAAGGACAATGAATACCTCCGTATTATAGACGCGTTTAATATGGAAATATATACACCATCTACAAAATTTCCAGAAATACTTACTATGTCAAATGAGGAATAATTAGTCCCTGCTGTCGGAATAGTGGTAGTAACTATTTTTGTAACTGCACCTAATAAATACCTATATAAAATTAGTGTATTAGCTGATGTAATCACCACAAAATATCCACCAGAATTTGGTATAGTTGCAGCACGAAGATACTCTGATTCATAACTATCTCCAGTATATGTTGCAAGTATCCCCGTTGGATGCCACTTGCTAGTATTTGTATCACCATAATATGGAGAAATGCTAGTATATTGTTCCTGTCCATTACCTATATAGATACCTTCTTCACGTTGATCTACAGATTCCCCCAAAAAATTATAACGATTTCCATTAGTAAATATACCACGAGCACTAATATTATTCATTTCCATAGTACCAGTTGATGCAATATTAAATCCAGAAACGCCAGTAGTATATCCTGAATCTCTGATATTACCTCCAGATAGTAAAATTATGTTTTGTGCGAATAAGGTCTTGACAATTGCCGTTATAAATGTAGTAAATCCACCCACAGTAATCCCCCCAACTTGAAGATTACATAGATCAATAGAAGCTGCACTTATATAATCAACATCATTAGTAATACTCCATATAAAACCATCCCATACATATATTCCAAGAGGTAAATTAGTTGCATCATAATTTACCATCCAATCTCCAATATATGCACTAATAGTTGTTGAAACTGCTATAACACCATTTTCATTCACGATACCCCCCACAAAAGCAACACTTACAGCAGAACTTAATATACCTATTCCTCTATAAGCAGGAGATGAGTTGGCTATAGCAACAGGTGTTCCAATAGTACTTATAACAGGATAGGTATAAGAAGGATCTATCGTAGCCGTAGTACTAACTGTCTGTGCAGTTAAGGCAGGCTTATTCACAGAATAAGACATGAGTGTATAGTTATAGTATTCAGACTGTTCGTCCCAAGAACGGTTTTGCACTATACATAGTTGATTAGTCCCATCTTCTAGCACTACGGTAGCAAGAGTTCCAACAAATACATCCTCCTCTGATGGAAATGTGTACATGGTTCTATGACCCGCATATTGAGCAGCATAAGTTTTGGCAAGAACATCTGCGTGAATTTTGTCAAATATGTAGCTGGCAGTGTATTCATATCTATTATCTGGCGCTAGTACATTGTCAACTGTGGAAGTTCGTTCTGCTGATTTATACCACACATCTCCGTATACGTTATTATAGTATAGTTTAAGTCCACTATCTGCTGTGGGATTATTGTACAACAATCGACATTTCTTGTTATAGAATTCGGGGGTAGTTGCTGCAATCCCAGTAGAATACTTCACGTCCATGAAATGCTTTTCAGTAGCAACTATAGCAGAAAAGTCCGAACTAAATGCCTTGTAATTATAGTCAAGCTTATTCTTGATGGCCTTATTAGTCCAATATTTGATACTGTCGTCGGTGTATTCTTGATATACAACAGTCGGGAGTCCAGTAGTTTCATCTATAACATTAGTTTCTGGGGGATAGGAATAGCCTGCAACTATGTTATATCCGGCAAAGGTGCCATCCTCATTATAGCTACAGTTATCGTCCCTATAGAGTAATACTTTACTTGCAGAACCTAATTCATAATAGATAATTTTAGAGCCATCGTAATTCTGTACAGTATCTTTTATAGTTATAGAAGATATAATAGTATCTTCGTCAAAGGAAGCAATCTGGGTGGGAATAGCGTCATATATCCACTTTATAGGCTCCAATACACCATAACCATTAATATTCAACACATAACCATACTCATAGAGAAGAGTATCAAGTATTGTGAGGATACTTTCCGTCTCTTTTTCTGGAGCAAATTTGGCTATAGTAACATCTATAGTGGTATTGGCTGATATATTGGTAAATCCTGCTATTCCTGCTAAGATGTGCACTAGAGACGCTGTAGGGTTAGCTGGATCGAGAATTTTGCAGTTGGTGAGTATAATGTCCCCAACTTCCTTGTCAAGCAGGTCTAGCTCATCAGTGGCCTCAAGGGAAAGAATAGTGTTGTTTAGTATACCATTATAGGAACGTGATCTAGTAGGCTTAATTTGCCCATAGAACACCGGAGTTGCTATGCCTTGCTCTGCAATAAGATAAAAAGCATCTTCAGTGGTAAGGAGCCAATTGGATTCCGTGGTAAGCATAGTCTCTGTAGACCAGTCTACTATCCGAACTATAATATTCTTATCAGTGGATAGTATAAGTGAAGTAAATGTTTCATTATAAATAGCATCAAACGAACATGTATTCTGAGAATAGTGATATGTGTCATTAAATGCTGACATATTAATAGTAAAAGTATTATATTTTACTATAGCACTAACGTCTTGAAAACCAGTGCCATCTTGAAAATCAAAATATACTTTACGCAAGTTGCTCATGTTGTCCCCCTATAGTGTTCCATTGAGCTTTTTACCAGTCAATGTAAAAAATCATTATGCGGGGCCTAAGTAGTCTATGCTCATTCCCGTGAGTGTGTTAGCGGTAACAGCTCCATTTGAGTTGAAAGATAATGTATCGCTAATTCCTAATATTATAGTTGTAGAACCAGCCACTATAAGAGACACTTGTAAGCTGCTCATTTAATCGCCAACTCGTAAGACCGTTACATAAGCCCCATTTGCAGTCTGACCAGTAATCTGAAAACCTATTAAACTTCCTTTTGTGCATCTAATTTTACGGGCGCAATAAGGTGCAATGCCGTATCCGGACGCCGCATTTTCATAATTTGTAGCAATCGTAATTGAGTCTTTTATTATTGATGCTGCAAGTGCAGCAGCACCGCTAGTAGTTGCAGCAACACCAAGTTCAAATTCGTATATTCCATCAAATGGAACTACCCATTGATTAGATGCGTTTATTGCTGAGTACGTGTCCTCCACTTTCATTGCTGACGTAAATGCTCCAGAGAGTGTTGCAGAATAATAACTCGCAAATACTATTGGCTTAACCTCGCTCATCCCTGCTTGTCCAATACGAACACGCCAATTGTCAAAACCGTCAGATGCAGAGGTTATGTTTGCCCATGTTCTAACAGCTACAACGCCAACTAATGCTGATGCTCCATATACAGCACAGAAATAAACACGTATTTGCCCAGCAACAGACTTTGCAAGACTAATTCCTTGTAGCTGAACAAGTGTTGAAGTTCCTATGTCAGTATACATAGCTGAGCCAAGTTTTACAAATAGGGAGGGTACAATTGCATCGTCTGCATCATACCAATTACCATCGATTTTTGATCTTACTTGTACTTTTGGTGTCTCATTTGGAAGTAATGCCCTAGGAAGAGTCATATCAAAATAAAAACCAGCACTTGATGTATTGGCAACTATTGCAGATCCGTCTAATCCTAATTTAGTTTTTGTTGAGACTCCATTAGTGGCTAACGAAGATTCAGTGTTTGAAATATAGAAAGGCTCATTAATCCCATTGTAAACAGTGTTGACTGAAAATTGGGCACATGGTATTCGTGCATCAAAAGACATTATTTGACCAGAACTTAACACATTAGAACCGAGTTGTTTTATAAACCCAGCCCCTGCTGAGGACTGAAAACCGAATGTTACATATCCCTTACTTGGTTCGTCATATATTGCAAATTGTGCTACCGATGTAGAACTAATGATACCATAGCCAACCTTTTCTATCGTGGCGATGTTAGCTTTGCTAGTATATGTTCCCGGTAGAGTCATTTGTGCTTCAACAGCAGTTGACGTTCCGGAAGTAAATTTTACATTTAGAAGAATTTCTTCTCCATCTCGTCTCCATTGTGCTTTGTTTATTGTGACAGTTCCAAATCCTGTGAACGTAGGAGTATAATCGACCCATGGAGTCATGGCAGGAGAAATATAGCTCTCTTTCCCACCAATCTGTACATTGTCAATTTTTACCGTATAATCAAGTGCCGAAGTGGATGCAATGTGAAAAATGATTCGATAGTGCGTATGACCAAGATTTGGGAAGAACTGGAAGACATGAGAACCCGGAGTTGTAAACGTTGCAGCGAGTGCTTTGTTATTTACGGGGCAAAGTACACTTCCGGCAATGTCGTAAACGAACATACAGATGTCACTAGCAACGTAATTTGCTGAAGTATTGTAAACTAACTTTACCTGACATGGTGCATTAGTCAATCCAGAATCAATGGTAATAGGAGTTGCAACACCTTCACCCTGACGATTTGCTGATCCTGCCTTCGTGATGAGTCCTGAATAACTACCGACAAGTGGCTCCGTTGCCGTTGCAGTAAACGTAGTATTTGCAGTACCACCCGTTCCGTCTACAGGTGTATCAGCGGCAGCATCTGCATATGTTGACCAGTCGGTTACTGTTCCATTCTCAAATTGCCCATTGGGGATACTGTAACCTATATTTCCCGTCTCTCCACTACCCCCGGTCACTTCCCAATAAAGCGGTGAATTATCTGGTTGATGCCCTGTGTTATCAGCACTGAGTGATTTATAAGGAACCCCGTCATAAAAACAAGGCTCATTTAAAGCATATGGATAATCTGGATCATAGAGCTTAAATGCCTCAAGAGGTACTAAGGAGGAATCTGTTGCGTAAGGATTACTCGCACTAGGAGTCCCCGTTCCAGCGAGTGCGGCCTTCTGATCCGAAGTTGGTGTATTAGGATCAGCAGATACGGTAAGTTCCACCCAGTTAGACAAAGTAGATGCTGGAGATGCTGATAAGATAAAAGTCTTAGCAGGAGTATAATCAGTACGTTTTGCAATATCACCTTGTTCTGCAGTAGTAAGGGCAAGCATTGCTGCCTGAGTTGCAACGACAAATACATCAGTAATAACGAGCTGGGGCATCTGTGTAGAAGGCACCTTACCAGTGGAATCGAGAGTTGCGATGCCACTAGGCAACCCCACTTTAAGTCCAGTTATGTTATTGTCTACATACTTTTTAGTACTAGCTTGCATGTCTGTAGTAGGGGTAGGTACAACTGGAGATGAAGAAAAAGTTTTAACTCCGGCAATGGTTTCATTACCAGAATTTTTTACCATATAATCGAACAGAGAATACTTGTACGTATCGCCACTATGAACAACAGGAATATAATCTGCTGTCTGTAGTTGCTGGGCTAATGTAGGAAGCTCACTTAGTTTAATCTGATTCATTCAAGTACTCCTTAAACTGTTAAAGCGCCACGAGAACGCTGTACATATATTGCTTGTGCTATACTGGTTGCGAGATCATTCTCAGTCTGCACTGACCCCTGTACAGTAACACTAACTACTACATTTTGTCCAGACCCCCCATTCTTTCCAGAAGATAGTGTGAGTTCTCCTGAACGTATGCTGTCCATAAATGTAGAGGGGATTATGCCCTCTCCCTTATGGATCTGAGCAGTCATATCAGAGGGCACGTTCGCCGTACCGACTGCAAACGTTTTGTACCCAGATACATCTAGTCCCATATTTGTGGCTGCAATCAGCGCGGCGTTATATGCTGCAAGTGCCGCCTGATACTGTGCAGATTGTGAGTTAAGTGCGTTTCGGTATTGGTTCAGTTGCCCATCCGTTGCCATTTGAGCACTAGGCGATTCATAGGAACCTGATGTTTTACTTTGTGCTGCCTGTTGTTGAGTAGTATTTATAGCGGACTGTAATGAGGCAATAGTAGGTGCTAGTGCGGTGATTGTCTGTAGAGATGAGGCTAATGTCGCTAAAACTGTATCAGATGCATTGGATGTAGTTGTTGAAGTACCGCCTGTAGAAGCGTTATACGCCTGCAAGGCAGCCAATACCGCGTTTTTAATTAAGGATTCTTCAGTCTGCGCAGATATCCCATACTCTTGTAACAACTCAGTGATTTTTTCACTGCTTAAGTTACCATTCTCAATCGTATCCTTCAGATCATACAGTGCATACAGTCGCTCATAGATGTCTTTTCCAGTCAATGCCATATCTGCAGAAGAGACAGCCACACTGTCTGTACTGATTTTCTGAGCATTAAGAGCCGTGACTTGAGCATCATAGCTGGTAGCAGAAACAGCGCCCACCTCATATAGATCTTTGAGACTAGACAATTGGTCATCTATAGCATTATTGATTTTATTGGTCAAATATGTTATAGTCTTATCAAGAGCACTTTTCTGATTATTAATAGTGGCGGTTAGATCAGCTACAGCGGTTCCCATTTTCTGTAACTGATCTATGTATCTAATATGCACACCGGGAATACGGTTCAGTACTTTTATGATAGCATTAGCTATATTAATTATCCCGTTAGCTACAGGTACTATAATATAATTATAAAACCATGTAAACCCTGCAGCTAATATCTGAAGAGCTGCTATAACAGGGGAGATTGCCAGATATAGTATTACTAGTGCAGGTTTTAGAGCTGCTACTAAAACTCCTATGATAGGTGCAATCGCTTCCCCCACCATTTGTAATATATCTACAAGAGGCTGTAGTACATTATTAATAATAGGTTCCAAAATAGAACGCATAGCTTCAAATATAGTGGTAAAAGGATTAAGTACAGCATTCACATTTTTTATAGACTTTGCAAAATCAACCAAGGCTGTCACAGCAACAGCAACAGGGTTCCCTCCCGTAGCCATAGTCCCCATCTGAGTACCAGAAAGCGTCTGCGAGGTGCCTTGAATAGCAGCACCAGTTGCAGTTCCAGAAACGCCCCCCTGTGTATATGCGGCTCCAGCACTAGCCTTCCACTGATCCATCACAGCAGAGTTACCTTCTGTTGCTAGTTCATATTTCTTTAGATTTTGCTGTTTTTCTGATTCTGCGTTTATATCTTTATGAAGCCCCAATAATGTCATAAAAAGCTCTACTCTCTGGGCAGCAATATTATTAAGTTCTGTCTCATTACCACCCTCAGAGGCGAGTAGAGTAGCTTGCTTATCAAGTATAGCAACTTGATTGGCATATTCCTTATCCACAGACTCCAAAGATTGTAATTGTGCTATCTGCATATCGTCTATAGGATCAAGTGTATTCTTAGCAGACTGAAGCATAGGAGTCCACCAAGTAGATAGCACTGGAATGAGTTCCTGTTGAACTTTTTTAGCTTTCTTCCCCATACCGTCGAGTTCTTTATTGACTACAGCTAAACGAGATCGAAGGGTTTCATCATAGTTTGTATCAAATAAACCATCCACCTTAGAACCACTTTCCAAAGCTGATGTAAGACCCTTTGCCTCAGCTTCAAGCGATTGTTTTAATTGATCTGAACTATAAGCAAATCCAAATATATCCTTTTCTTTTGCTCGTGCTTCTGCAAATCCAGCTATATAATCTTTAGCACCTTTGTTACCTAAAGCATTAAGATCTACATTAGAAAGATCTTCATATACAGACGCATCTTTACCAGTAAGGTTGGAGAGAAAGGCCATCTGATCTTGTTCTATGGTAGTAGAAACGTGTTTCAGACCTGTTGCAATCTTTTCCTGTTCTGTAAGAGCGACATTAGCAGACTTGGTATTAAGGTATTGTTGCCATGCATCACCAGACAAGGCCCCCGTATTTTTAAGTATATTTGCGGTGAGACCTTCTGTGAGTTTATATTGCTCTGCTATCTTTGCAACATCTTCTGCTTTAACAGAATTATTCTTAAGACTATAAGGCGCAACAGAAATATTCTTAAGACTATAAGGCGCAACAGCATAGTCTTCAGATAACTGCTGCGCGCGTACATTTTCATTTGTTGAATTACGAGCACTTTTTGCTGTACTATTTATAATTGTAATAACTGCACCGCCGGCAGCAGCTATTATGATAAGCGCCAGAAGCCACGGATTAGCTGCGGCTAGAGCAACCAAACTAGAAGATAGGGCTGCAATGCCTGTAGAAGCAGTTGCTGCCCCCATTGCCATAGCAGATTCAGCTGCTGTAGTAGCTATCAACTGGGAATTTAATGCTACAAATCCGGCAGCTAATGTACTAGCAGCATCACCAATACCCATCAAAATTCCGGGTAAGCTACTCATTATAGCAATTCTAGCTAGCACTATAGCAGGTAAGGCCAATACTTTTATCATGGTTGATAATACCGGCAACAGAGCCACAACTGCTTCCAGTACCTTTGCTAAGACTCCTGCCAATACGCCTAATGCACTCCCTGCATCTTCAATAAATGACTGAAAACCTTTTCCACTAATAGCCTTAGTCATCTCATCTACAAATAGTTTTAGCTGATCGGTAACGCTCTGCATAAGAGTACCCATAGATTGCTGCCCTATATCAGACAGCATAGATAATTTACCTGTTAACGTAGCCATGTAACCTTCAAGAATACCAGAAAATCTACCACTTCCGGTAGTCATATTCTGAAAAGCTGTTTCTACTTCTGCAAAACCTATTTTACCTTCACTTGCTAATTTTTGAATCTGAGTTACATTAACACCCATGACTTTAGCTAATTCTTCATATATAGGAATACCACGCATACCAAACTGCATAAGATCGCGGCTGTATGCTCTGCCCTGTGACTTCAATGTACCATATACATAAGATATATCATCAAGAGAATGGCCTGTAGCAATAGCAACAGAACCAAGAGTTTTCATAGTTGGAATGAGTTCTTCTGCTGTAAAACCATAAGCCATAAGTTGTTTACTTGAGGCAGCAGTTTCTTTGAAAGTCAAAGGAGATGCAACAGCAAAATCATACAAGTCTTTCATCTGCTGTTTTGCTTTATCAGCAGACTTCATCATAACAGTAAAGCTCATAGTGGTATTTTCTACAAACTGGTCAAAGCCCACACCAGAAGAAACAACATTTTGAACAGAACGAGCAACAGCAGCTAATCCAATAAATTGAGAAACCATGTTATTCAGAGACCTTGTTACAGCGGCCTCCGAAGCAGACATGGTTTTAGTGGTGGTTTGCTGAAAGGAAGTGAACTGGGAGGCAGCATTGTCCACCCCAGTTACACTTACCTCAAGTACAGCTTGTTCTTTAACAGCCATTATTTTTTACTTCCTGCTTTTCGCATGAAACTCTTTGGATCACCAGACTGCTGTTTTTTACCACCATTTCGTGCATCGTCTAGCTCCTCATGTTCCAAAGCCTTAGCCTCAAGTTCCAACGCTGTAATTGCATCAAGCACTTCTATTGGTTCATTCGCCCATCCGTTGCCATTTGGGCTGCCCCATAACTTCGTCAGTTGATATATACTGAGAGCTTCCTGAAATATTGGATCTGTTACCATTCCTAGTACTTCATCTCTTCTTATTGCTACTGGCTCCCCCATAACGGTTAAGATATGGGGTATATGTCCTTTTTCGGGTCTATACAGTTCTGTATGCTTACCAGTCGCCAGCAACCGATAAGCAGTTCTTAGTTTTTTTCGTCTACCCTCTGATTAAGCATATCGTTACAGAAAGCAAAGATTTCCTCAATAAGTGGATACAGTCCTACTTCAAGATCAGCATCAAACAGAGACTGTACTGTGGCAATCTTTTTTGCTTCCCCACCATTGACTGCATAACCAAGATTCTCAATACCTGTAATAAGTTTATCAAGTGTCCTACGCATATCAATCTGAAGAGAAACAGTTGGTTCCATTTCACCAGACTGAGAATTCTTTTTAAGATCTACATTACGACGTACCAGATCTTCCTTAATGGAAGAAGTAATCGCTTTGTAATGAACCTTGATCTGGTCATTTGGATCGGCTTTATCATTGCCGTCAAAAGTCGGAATGAAAACGCGCTCAGTGTTAATCGAAATCTGCTTAATCATTAGGTATCTCCTTTTAATGATTTAACTATTAGGTCGTCTGGGTGACTTTGGTGAAGATGATCGGGCTGGTCAACATACGAGTGTCAGAAGACCAAGACTGGGCATCAGAGGTGGCAGCGCCGAAGTCGTATCCAAGAAGCTCGACCTGCGCTGCAAGCCATATCTGAGTTTCTCCATCGGAATCATCCTTCTGAAGATAGCATTTAACAAAGAGGTCAGATGTATCTACTGTATTAAGAGTGGTGTCACCAGTAGAACCAATATTAACAATACGGATGAAACGATTAGCAAGAGAGGAACCATCAGCAAGGGCATCCACAAAAGTGATACCTTCAATGGTGCCTGTTACATCAGATTTTCCCGCACGATATACCTTGACCAAATCAGCAAGAGTAGTAACCTCAACAGCATCCTTAGAAAAGGTAAACTTAAAAGAGGTGATCTCACCAACAAGTTTAGCTGTTGCAAGAGCAGCACTATTAGTTGCTGAAAATGTTGGAGGAGTGGTTTTCGGACAAGTCCACAAATCCCCAACTTTGTAGCCTGCAGGGAATACTGTAGTCCCATCAAGTTTTACAATTTTATATTCAGCACCAGCAGTTGCTGAACCTGTAATGAGAGGTGTTCCAAAGGTATAGCCCCAAAGCTCACCATCACTTCCTACGAGTCTATTCAAACTCATCGTTTTCTCCTATTTTTAGGCCCTCTATAAATAGGAGGGCATCTCTTTGTATAAGTGCCAAACTGGCATTGTATACAAAAGGATACACTACTGTATGATTTTGTCAACACCCCTCATAACAAAGCAAAAACCCACCTA